AAGGAGAAGCAGAAATAATTTTAAAAAGAAAAGAAAGTGCAAAACAATTAAAAGAATTACAGCTAATTGCAAATGACAGGTCTTTAGGTGCGGCTAAAAATAATGAAGCAGCAGAAAAAGCAATTGTTATAGCAAAAGATTTGGCAAAAGCTGAAAAAGATATTATAAGTAAAAAAATACAAAGAGAAGAAATAGAACAAAGTTTAAATGATTCAGGTCGTGAGGATTTAAAAAAATTAAACGAATTAAAAGGGGAAGCAATAGATGCAGACGAAAAAGCTGCTGCAACACAATTAAAATTTTTAACAGCTCAAAGTAATTTAAGAAAAGAACAAATAGCGGCAAGTAAAAAAGCAAATGAAGAACGTTTAAAAGACGTTGAAACATTTGAAAAAGAAAAAGCAAGAATAGAGAATGATGCAGCTTTAAATGCTATTAAAAGCGATAGTGAAAGGCAAAAATTTAAAATAGACCAAGATTTAAAAGCTAAAAAAGCTGAAATTGATGCTTTAAAAGTTGATTTTAAAGAAAAAGAAGCATTAAAAGAAGCTTTAGAAACGGAGGCTTTTAATAAAAAATCTGAAATAGACACTCAAAGAACATTGGATTTTGAGCAACGTAAAAGAGATTTATTAAATGAAATTGAAATACAAAATGCTGCAACAGCAGAAGAAAAAGCAACTATAAAAGCTGAACAAGATTTTGAAAAACAACAAAAAGAATTAGAAAATTTACAATTAACTTTAGAAGAAAAACAACAATTAGAAATTTTACTTGAAACACAACATCAACAAATTTTAAATGAAATAAAAAAAGATGCTTTAGATAAATATACAGATGACTTAAAAAAAGCAAATGAAGCCATTATAAAAGAAGAAGATAAAAATGCAAAGGCAAGAGAAAATATAGCAAACGTTTTAACAGGTGTTTTAATTGGACTTTTAGGAGATTCTTTAGGTGCTAAATTAGCGGCAATAGCTATTGAAGGAGGAATACAAGCTGGTTTAGTAGCTATTCAAGGGGCGAGTGCTGAGGGTAAAATAATATCAGGCACACAAGCAGCTGTATCACAAGCTATGGCTGCATCACCTTTAACTTTTGGTCAACCTTGGGCTGGTGCAGCTATTTTACAAGGTGCTACTGGTATAGCAACATCAAAGGCTGGTACTGCTGCATCTATTAGTCAAATTTTAGGTGCAAGTGCATTAAAAGGTTTAGGAACATTAGCTACATCTGCTTTTAAGAAAAAAGGTAAATATGAAGGTGGGGTTATTTCAGATGGAGCTATAATACCAAAATCAATGCGAAATATAGGAGGTGATGATGTATTGATACAGGCTAAAAGAGGAGAAGTTGTATTAAATGAACAGCAACAACAAAGAGCAGGGGGTGCTGCATTTTTTAGTTCTATTGGAGTGCCTGGATTTGCAACAGGTGGAGTGGTTTCATCTCCTACAATTACAACACCTATAACAGCTGCTAACCAAAATACAGAGGCAATGGCTCAAATGATAGCTGATAGGTTAAATGCTGTTAGATATGTAGCTATTGAGGAGGAAATAACATCAGCACAAACAACAAAAGTTGATATAGTTTCAAGAGCAAATATTTAAAAATGATAAAACCTTTAGTAATTATAAAAGCGTGGTTAAAAGTTTGGGACGGTTTAACTACAAAAGAGGATAAAAGGAGAGCTGCTATTTGCGAAAGTTGTCCTATGAGAACTTATAAAAAGTATTTAGACTTTGTAGATGACGATTTAAAAAATGTAAAAGGTTTCGTTTGCAAAGATTGTGGATGTCCTTTAATAGCTAAAATACGTTCAACAGATAAATGTATAAAATGGTAACATACGAATATTTAAAACAAATTGAAAATGATAGTTTATTTGTAATGCTTTTACAAAAGGGTTTAATTTCTTTGTCTATTTTAGACAGAAAATGTTATTATGAAAAGTATTTGCAAGAGTTGAAAAAGGTTGAAAAGGCACAAGCTATATATAATGCAAGTGAGGAGTTTAAAGTGTCTGAAATGACTATTAGACGCGCTATTAATTTTATGGAAAATTGATTTTAGTATTTATTGGTTTTATACTTATTTTAATAGGCTTTATATTGTTTATAATGAGCTTATTTTATTATTTAAAGTATTTATACCTAAAACATTTTAAAGCAGATAAAGAGTACTTACAATTCTTAGAATGGTTTAATAAAGAGTATAAAAGTATTTTAAAGTAAAAACCACTATACTTTTACATATAGTGGTTTAAAGGCGTAATTTTAACACAAATTTTAAAAATGTAATCAAATATACGAAATTATAGTATATAAAACTAATACTGTTTTAACAAAAACGTGTAAAAAATTACCCACTTTTTTTTTGTATGTTTGTTTTATAATTTTAATACCAATCTATGACAAATGACATATATTTAATTGGGGAAATTGGCTACGATGTTACCTTACAAAGTGTTATAAATCAAGTTGATAATTCAGATAAAACTTTACCATTGAATGTACATATACACTCTCAAGGTGGTGGAGTTTATGACGGATTGGCTATTTATAACTATTTGAAAGCTTTGCCACAAGGAGTTAACACTTCTTCAAGTGGTTTAGTTGCAAGTATAGCATCAATAATATTTTTAGCAGGGAAAAAAGAATCAAGAAGCATTAACGCTACTGATAACTTTTTAATTCATTTACCGAGTGCTATGAATTGGGGGAACGCTAAAGACCTTGAAAAGACAGCAAAAGAATTGAGAGATATAGAAGACAAACTATCTACAATTTACGAAAATGAAACAACCTTAACAAAAGATGAAGCATTGGAACTTATGAAAAAAGATGAGTTTTTAAATGTTGAATTTTTAAAAGAAAAAGGATTTGTAAACGAAATAATAGAATTTAAAGCAGTAGCAAAATTTGGAAACACAGAAAATAATATGAGTGAAAATTTGACAAAAAAGGAAGCTGAAAATCTTTTTGAAAAATTTGGAAACAAATTAAAAGAGATTTTTAACCCTGAAAATGAAGCATTAAGCAATAAGATTGTACAGGATGCAACAGGAACTGAAATAGACTTTTTGGATTTAAAACAAGAAGATGCTATTATAGAAGGTGTTAAAGCTAAAGTAGAAGGTAAAAATGCTGATGGCGATTATCTTTTACCAAATGGCGACAAGTACACATTTGAAAATGGAGTTTTAAAAAATATCGTTGAAGCGGAAGTTTTAGAAGTTGAAAACCTAAAAAATGAATTAACAGAGGTTAAAAATTTAGTAGAAACTAAAGATGCTGAAATTTTAGAACTTACAAATAAATTGAAAGAAAAAGAAAGTGATTTTGAAGTTATAAAAAATGAATTTACTGAATTAAAAAATACAGTTACTTCAAATTTTGAACATCAAGATACAGTAGAATTACCAAAAAAAGAAGAAATAAAAAAAGAATCAAGAACAAATTTTAAATCAAAAATAAAATAAATTATGGCAAGTAAAATAGACGTTTCGGCGTTATCATTAAACGCACAAGAAGCTCAATCAGTATCAGAAGCTGTATTCGAGAAAATATATGTAGATACACAACTTTCAAGAGTTCACGACATCGTTACAGGTGTATCTATGAAACAACAAATTGTATTTATTGCTAATTTAGCAATAGGCGGCGAAGCACTTTCAGGATGTACGCCAGCAGAACAAGACAGTTTAGTATTGACAGAAAAGTTTTGGGAACCTGTATTGATTGGCGGTCGTTTCAAACATTGTGCTAACGATTTAAGTCAATTATTAAAATTATTTAGACGCGCTCAAAAAGCAAATCCAGATTTCTTTGATAGAATTGGAAGCGAAGAAATTAGTATTTTAGTAGCTAAAATTATTGATAGCATTATGCGTTCAATTAATGCTAAAGTGTGGTTCTCTGCTAAAAACGCAGCAGTTCAACCTGGAGGAGATTTCACAATAGCAGGATTTAACGCTAATTTATGGAATCAATTTGACGGATTATGGGAACAAATTTTTGCGGATGCAGAAGTTCCTGTTTATACAATTTCAGAAAATGGAGGTGCTACTTATGCTTTACAAGCGTTAACAGCTGGAGAATCTTTAAATATTCTTCAAGGGATGTATGAAAAAGCAGATAGCAGATTATTGTCAGACCCTGATGCTCAATTTTTAGTAACTCGTTCTATTTGGGATAACTATTTAGCATTGACTGAAACTAAAGAATTTAACGGAGGCATTACAACTCGTTTAGACAACGGTCAAATGGCTATGAATTATAGAGGCATTCCAATTGTAATGATGGATAGTTGGGATAGAAACATTGTAGAATATCAAAATGATTTAACGGTTACAGTATTGCCACATAGAGCCTTATTGACTACTCCTTCAAACATTCCTATTGCTACTTTAAGCGAAAGTGATATGAGTAATATTGAGAGTTTCTATGACCAAGTAACAAAATCAAATTATGTAGATTATGAGTATTTCTTAGATGCTAAATTTGGTGAGTCTTATATGGCTGTAGCTGCTTATTAATTAATTTAAAAAATATAAAGATATGGCATTGAATTGTGAAGAAAAATTAGCAGCCGACATAGTAAAGGACTGTGATAATAAGCCTAAAGGAGGCATAGAAGTAAATGTTGTTATCCTTAATTTTGAAGATGTTGATAAAACAACGTCAACTTTAGATGTAACAAATGATTTGATTATAACTAATTTATCTACTTATTCAGGCACTACTGGATATAGTTTTGAAGGAGTTAAACAATCAAACGGAGCATCTTTTGAATTAGTTAAAAAAGAGGATAGTTTTGATAAATACAAGCACTTATTTAGCGGTGTTATTTTAAATCCGTCAGCAGCAAACAAAAAATCTTTAGCTTCAATTGCAAGTGGAGGTCGTTATATTGTTGTTGTAGAAAAGAAATGGAAAGGCGCATCTCAAGCTGATGCTTTTGAAGTTTTAGGATGGGATAGTGGTTTAGTTATTTCAACAGTTGTTTGGAATACCAAAGAATCTGACGGAGTTATTAAATTTGAATTAGCATCAGAGGATGGTTATGAAGAGGATGAGATGACACGTAACAATTTGGAAACTGATTACGCTACAACTAAAACAGCTTTTGATGCAAAATATGCAACAGCAGCAATACCATAATCTATGCGTAAATGGCTAAAATATGACAAGCATACTATCTTTAGCGATAAAACTAAAGGTGGTTTGCTTGTTAATTTTATTAAAGACTACCAAGCAGAATTTGGAGAGAAAATAAATATAAGTTGTGGAGCTTGTTGGTCAAAATCTTATAATAAATTTTATTTAAAATATACTGAAATGCAAGAAAAAACTAAATGCGATTATGTACTATTAGAAAAGTTTAATGGTATAAAATGCAAAAAAACAGGTAAACCTCGCAGAAATGCAGACTTAACAAATGAACAAGCGATTGAATTATTGAAAAGTCATCCACACGGCGAAAAATTATTTGCTGTACTTCCTAAAGTTAAAGAAATAGAAGTAGTTGAAGAAACTATTATAGAAGCTGAAAAACCTATTAAAAAGGTTAGAAAATCTAAAAAAAAATAAAACCATAAATTATGGGTATAAGAGTTAAATTATTGGATATTTTCCAAAGATTGACTGTTTATGATAAGCAATTGGGCATTATCTTAAATGGAGAGGATAACGCATATCCAGAACGTATGGAAGCTTATATAAACAATTCTGTAACTACCAAAACTGCCGTTAATATAATGTCATCTTATATCATCGGGAAAGGTTTTAACGAAGAATATGATAAGATTGTCGTTAGTAAAAAAAATAAAACTACGTTATTAAAATTTGGTTATAAAGTTGCTAAAAGCATTGCTAAACATAGAGGAGTTTTTATCCACGTTAACTATAATCTAAATTATAAAATTGATAGTTTCGATGTATTGCCTTATACACATTGTAGAATTGGAAAAAAAGATGACAACAAATATAATGGCAAAATAGGTGTTTGCTCAAATTGGAATAAAGCTAAAAATAGTGATATTGATTTTATAGATGTTTTTAATGAAAATGAAGAGGTTATAAAAGCACAAATTGATAAATGCAAAGGCGAAAATGAAGCTGAAAAAATAAAGAGTTATAAAGGTCAAATTTGGTATTATAATTTAGATGACGATTATGATTATGCTTTAAGTACTATTGATGCTGTTTATAATGATTGTGATAGTGAGGCTCAAGCATCTATATTTAAAAATAGAAGTTTAAGAAAAGGATTTTATGGAAAAACATTAATAGTTACCAATCCTTTAACAGGAACTGAAAATGATTATGACACTCCAGAACTATATAGAAAAGCTTTAAGTGAAAGAAAAAATTACAAAGATACTATTGAAAACTTTATAGGTGTTGAGAATAGTGGAGGTGTTTTATCTATTGAAAAAGAATTTAACGATGACCAAAAGTTAGAGGATGTATTTAAAGTTATACAATTAGATAGTAATATTGATGACAAAATATTTGAATATACTGAAAGTTCTGTATTTAAAAATATTTTAATGGCTTTTAATAATTTACCTCCAGCACTTGTAAGAAGTGATAATGCTTTATTTGGGAGTAGTGGAGAAGCTTTAAAAGAAATGAAGAAGATGTATCAAGATAATACAACAATGGAGCGTTATTTATTAGAGCAAATTGTTTCAAAACTTATGCGTTTGTATGTTAAACCTATTGATAAAATAGAGATAATTCCATTATTTGACGATGTTACAGAACCTATAAAAGTAGAACCTATAAAACAAGAAAATGGCACAGATACTTCTAATTGATAGAACAGACATAGCGGAATTTAAACAAATAAGCGATACTGTTTATGATAAAGTTTTAAATATGCACATTTTAGATGCTCAATTTTCAGATATTCAGAGATTAATGGGAGTTAATTTTTATAATGATTTGATACGTAATTATACAGAATCTAATTATCAAACTTTATTAAATGGAGGTACTTATACTTACAATGGTATAAACTATACAAACGTAGGATTAAAAGCTGTATTAGTGCATTATACCTATGCACGTTATATCTTGAATGGAACGCATACAGATACGCCTTTTGGCTTTGTAGATAAATTAAATGAAAATTCTGAAAAAGTAGATTTAGCAAATAGAAAGATAATCTCAAAAATGAATGAGCAAATGGGTTATTCTTATTGGGAAAATGTACAAGATTTTTTAGAGAAAAACGCATCAAATTACCCTTTATATGTTAGTAATTGTGCTACTAAAAATACAGGTTTTAGAATTAGTAAAATAGGATAAAATGAAAAGAATTTATATAAATAGCAATAAGTATTTCAATAAATTAAACAAATAAAAATAAAAAAAAATGAATACAATTTTAACAACATTAGTAGCAGTAGCAATATTTTCTATAATAGGATATGAAATTTATAAAAGAACTTTTAAAAAATGATGCCAATAATAGACAAAATATTGTCTTTCACAATTAGTAAAAAGTTAACTGTTTTTATTATAGCTACATTTTATTTATATTTTGATAAAATAGATAGTGAACAATGGATAATGTTATCAGCTATTTATATAGGTGGTCAAACAATTATTGATGTTATTTTAAAATTAAAAAGTAAATAATGTTGCATAATTCATTTTTTTTAACCATATTAGTTATGGGCTTAGTTTGGAGTAATTACCAAATGAAAGCACACGTGACTGGTGTTGCCCATTCTTTTTTTCAGTCACATAATATTAAAACAGTCACAATGAAATCAAAAGAAATTTTTAAAGATATTCCTGGATATGAAGGAGTATATCAAGTAAGTAATTTAGGTAATGTAAAATCATTAAATAGAGAAATTATTTTAAAAGAGCAATACACAAAAGGGGGTTATGCGTTTGTTAATTTAAGTAAAAATGGAATAGTCAAGATTATATATATTCATCAATTAGTAGCTATGGCATTTTTAAACCACAAACCAAATGGAATTAATTTAGTTGTTAATCATATTAACTTTAATAAATTAGATAATAAATTAGATAATTTAGAAATAATTACACAAAGAGAAAATACTAATAAAAAGCACTTAAAAAGTACAAGTAAATATGTTGGAGTATCCTTAAATAAACGAGATATGAATTGGAGGGCAACAATAAGAATTAATGGTAAAAAAACACACTTAGGTATGTTTAAAAATGAGTATGATGCTCATTTAGCATATCAAGGAATTATAGACACGTTTTCAAAGCTAATAGAGTTAAGAAGAAAATAAAAATATGCCTCAATATCATATGAACGCTAAAGACAGAGAAGAGTTTACCATCTTAAAAAACGATGAAGAACATATTAAAAACGATGTTTCAGAAACTAAAAAAA